AATGGCCCCAAAATGAAGAATGAATATCAAGTATTCTTCGACGTGGCCGTCGGCCTGATCGGCGTCTTGGGCGGTTGGGTGTTGAACACCGTTTGGGGCGCTGTCAAAGATCTGCAAGCCGCCGACAAAGAACTGGCTGAGAAAGTCGGTGAGATCGAAGTGCTTGTCGCTGGTCGTTACATTACACGCGAAGAATTTAACACTGTCCTTAATCAAGTGTTCGCCAAACTCGACACGATTCGCGATCTTGTGAGTCAGAAAGCAGACCGTCGATGAAAGAGAACTACGCCCAGGCGCTGAAGCAAGTTTTAAAGTATGAGGGCGGCAAAGTAGATGACCCTCGCGATCCAGGCGGCAGGACTGCTTACGGCATAACACAAGACACATATGATGCGTGGCGCAAGAAACAAAATCTGCCGACGGTTGACGTGTTCACGATCAGTCAAGCGGATGTTGCGGCCATTTACCGCCAGGAATATTGGGATCGTATTCGTGGAGACGATCTGCCCGCTGGCGTTGATTTTGCTGTGTTCGACTTTGCTGTCAATTCCGGCGTAAGCCGCGCAGCTAAGACGCTACAAGCTGTTGTTGGCGTTACGCAAGACGGCGTGATCGGCCCCGCGACTATTCAAGCCACTAAAACCTACGTTGCTATGTCGGTAACAAACAAACGTCTGGCGTTCATGCAGTCGCTGTCGATCTGGTCGACGTTTGGCAAAGGCTGGTCAGCGCGGATTGCCGACGTTAAAGCGCAGATCATAGCGCTTGTTAAATAGAATTATATACTCAGTGGCTGTGGCCGCTTCGGTAGCATATGGTGCAAAACTAGCGTTCATGCTTGGCATATATTTTAGGAGGACAATGGAATGATTAAGAATTGGCGCACAACGATCCCTGGCATTATCACTCTAGTCGGTGTCCTCTTTAACGCTTGGCAGACCAAGACACTTGACTGGACATCATTACAAGGCGCGCTTGTCGCTATCGGCCTTATCGGCGCTAAAGACTTTAATGTGACTGGCGGCGCATGACGACCGTTATCTTAGTCGGCATAATCTTAGTCGTTCTCTATGCGGGGGCTAAGATGTTAACGGCTGAAGCCTATGAACGCGGGCGGCGCGATGAGGTTATCAAACGCGCAGATCTGCAAGCTAAACTGAAAGCGCAACAGACCGATGTTGTTATGGCCCCTAAAACCGTCGACGACACTATTACTGATCTCGACAATGGCTCTTTCTAGCTGCCAAACGACGAGCGGCGGGTCGTGCCCGCCACTCGCTCAATATTCAGTCGCTCAACAGCGCGCCGTCGCCGCTGAGTTGGCTAGGCTCCGCAACAGCCAGACGGCTCAGTTTATCGTCGACTACGGAAAGCTCAGGGCGGCGTGTCGGCTTTAGTTCTTCTTTCTTAGCTGGTTTTAAATTTGCTTTCTTTTTGTAGCCAATGTCGGCACCGCTGGCGGCTTTCTGATTCATGTAGTCGTTAGCGAACATCGCCGCAAACGCCTCATAGTTCATTGCGTCAATACGGCTGTCGATGTGGGTTGGGTTGCTAGATAGCTGATTGCCTGTATTAAGCGCGGCTTGCGAGAGATTAGTCCCTGTGCCGGTATAGATATTCGACAGGGCATTAGCCGCGCCTGACTGAAGATTAGCTAAGTTAGTTCCTGTGCCACTATAGAGACTGGCAAGGTTCTGACCGCCAGTGTTATAAATGTTGCCGAGGTTAGTGCCCTGCGTGCCGTAGATATTCGCGAGGTTCTGACCTGTCGTGCCGTAAATATCCGACAACGCGCCGCCTGTCTGACCGTAAATGTCTGACATACCTACGCCAGTCGTGCCGTAAAGATTAGCAAGATTAGCGCCTGTTTGACCCGCAAGCCCTGACGCAACGCCAGCCGCAGACTGACCGCCAGACGCTAAGTTCTGAAGACCTTGAACTGCTTGTGCTCTATTAGCCATAAAGCGCGCATAGGCGTTCTGATATTCCTGACTTCCGGCCTCTTGGCCGTAGCGCGTGCCTGCTTTTAACGCTGCGCCTGACCCCCGTAAACCGCCGGAAGATTTTAATGAGGGTTGGAATGATCGCGCGCTTCGCACCGCCAAGATCATGCAGGACATCGCGACAGACATAACTAAAAAACGGCAGGAAGCACAGATTCCTAAAGTTGTTGCGCCGACTGAAAATATGCCTGGTATGGTTGTCGGCCCTGGCGGCGTTGAGAAACTGCCGCAAGTTGCGCCTGGTTCAACCGCATGGGGGCCAGAACCAGCCGCGCCAGTTGTGCGCCCGCCAAACGCGATGACAGCAAATCAGCCTGTGAATAACATAGGTAAGATGTTGTCGCCTGACGCCATGAACTTGTCGCCAGAGGCGCAGGCTATCCAACAGACTATGGCCGAAGAACAGAAAATTACGCAAAACGCGCCGATAGGCCGCGAGAAAGAAGCGTTAGGCAAATATCGTTTTGGTAAGACCCTTAAAAATATGGGTAACACTTTCATAGATCTTGCCAAGAATAACGGTATCGTAGTCCCTGGCGAGACGCCAGAAGAGACATTCCAAGCGCTTGCTAACCAAACTAAAGCAGGCGAGATCCTTGGCAAGATGGACGCCAGCGAGCGTCTTGCGCTTGTCGATCAGTTGAAGTCACAGATCGTCACAGCCATCCCGCAGTTTGCGGCGGCGGCGGGTCTACAAAGTAAGAACTTTGACTCTGAGAAAGAAGGCGAGCGCCTTATGCGCGCGTTGGCGGATCCAAACAATATCGCCAACATCAGTAGCGCGTTCCGCATCCTTAACGACTTGAACACTCAATTCGGCACAGGCGTGACATTGTTTGAGCCTAAGAAAGAGATCGGCGGTATTCTTGGGTTGCGCGGTCAGACTAAAACACCTAACGCGCCTAAAAAATTAGAAGGGCCTATTGATTACGGAGACATGGAGTAATGGATGTTCGTCTCCCTAACGGCGCGATAATAAAAAATGTGCCCGAAGGCACAACGAAAGCACAGCTAACGGAAAAGCTGAGAGCTAACGGTTATGACATGAGCGCGTTGGAGCCGCCATCGCGCGGCGTCGCGGGCTACATCGACACGACCCTTGGGAACATACCTAAAGACGTAATGAACATCGGCCAAGGTCTTTACGAGGCCGCAACTGACCCGCTTCAGACGTTGCAGAACGTGGCGACAGCGGTTGAGAATCCTATTAGAACAGGCGCTGGATTAGCAGCCGGTGCGTATAGACTAGCGCGTCATCCGCTTGAATCTTTCCAAGAGGCTCCGATCTCGACCGCGCTCACTGTGGCGGGTCTAGCTCCCGTCGCCAAAGGCGCGGTTACGTTAGCGCGCGCACCTGGCGCTATCTTAGAAGGTATTACAAAGCCCGAACCAGGGCTTGTGCCAGGACTGCGCGCCGAAGCGCAAGCGGCCAAAGAAGCGGGTTACGCAGGGTCAAAGTTAGCGTCTGAGGCGCAATATAACCCCGACGCTTTTACAAACTTCCTAAACACAGCGCGGACGTCGCTGATGCAGGAAGGCTATAAGCCTAAGTTTACTGAACAGTTTAGCAACATTAACAAGGTGTTTTCTAACTTAGAAGAAAACGCCGCCAAGCCTCTACCCGCTGACATAACAAAAGCCAAAAAAGTTGAACAGTTTGAGCCTAAACCTGTCACGTTAGGCGACGTTGAGGGTATGCGCCGCGAGATCGGCACGCTGTATAAGAAAGGCTCGCCTGACGAAAAACGTCTTGCGACCGTTTTGATAAATGAATTTGATAAGTTTTGGGAAAATCCGGCAAACGCTTTGCCAGGATCTGAAGACGCAATCGGCAGAGGCGCGGCTAACCTTCGGATCGGCATTGATAAGACGCATGAACTTTTTCAAGATCGCGTTATATCGAAGATAGTCAAAAAGGCCGAAAAATCGTCTGACTTTGCGTCGACACTACAAAAACAGTTTGGCAACATCGTTGATGACGAGACGAAGCTAGGCCGCTTCGGATCAGCGCAACAGGCGATCATTAAAGATATTGCAGAGAACGGCGCGACAAGCCCTTGGGTGTCGGAACTTGCTACGTTAGCGCCTGGACTGCGCGGGCGTAAGTTGGCGAGTTTTGGCGAAGCCGCTTTGGCTTACAGCCATCCTTACATTGCAGGCGGTATTGCGATTGCCGGTAAAGGCGCGCAACTGGCCGCTAACCGTGCCGCGCGCAAGGCGGTCAATCGGCTGGCGGAAGAGACGTTTAAATCTAGAAACGCAATGGCC